GATGTAGGAGCAGTAGTAGTCGCCCACATATTAATAACACCCGCAGGCGTATTATTTTTAATCAAATAATCGTGACTAGTCGTAACCGCAGAACTATTGACACCAACCTTCGCCTCCAACGCCTCAATCGCATCATTAGCATCAGCATGCTGACCCGCATGATCGGGCGAATTCAAACCATCCGAAGACGTAGGATTAGTTAAAGCATCAAGCCCCGAAGGAAACGAAGTAGACATCTACTCAGTCCAACGACAGTGTAAGGCTCGTAATCTGGAATGTGTCACCAGCAGTCACAGCAGCAGACGAAGCCAAAGCACCAGTCCACAAACAATTACCCGCAGTCGAAGCATCCCACAAAGACCAATGTGAATAAGTCTCAGTCGTAGACACATTAGTCCACTCAACCGTCGCACTAGAAACCATCGAACCACCCGAAGCAGCACTAAACGAAATCGCCTTACGAGTCGCCTCAACAGCAGCATTAGACGTACCAGCCTCACCAGGATCACCCAAATGCAACTTCACATACGGCGTAGCCACAGCAAACGAAGTGTTACGCAACGTATCAAGAAACGCTAACTCACCATAATTAGAAATACTCATCAAACACTCCTACAAAAAGAAAAACTGGGTGGCACGACACCATTGTATCGTACCACCCAGCCTTCACACCGGACAAACTCAGAGAGAGCTTGCAGACTCAATTCGGCGCAACGAAGCCTCACGGAAGCGACCGTAGCCACCCAACCAGTACCAGCCGATTGGCTGGAGACGGTTCAAGGTGTCAACCACAGGGCCACGAACGACCTTCGGGACAGCACCGTTACCGTCAATTGACGAGTACGCCTTAGCCAAAGCCTGACGACCCATCACGTGAGTGCAGTAAACTTCGATAGTTCCGGTTGAACCCGAACCGTCAGAAGCGTTCTGGAACACCTTTGCACGAGGAGTTTCGATGAAACGGACACCTTCAAAAGCACCGATTTCGGCGTTGTAGATGTTCGAGGTGTCTTGGTACACGTGCGGGTCACGCCACGCAGCAGCACCAGTTTCACGACGCAAGTCATAAGCAACATCGGGGTGGATGTAAGCCATGTACAAACCGTTGAAAGTAGGAACGTTAGCACCACGAAGCTGTGCGGTCACCTTACGGATGTCGTTAGCTTCGATGATGTCAACAGCCTTAACCGTGGTACGGCTTGAAGGAGTAGTCGTACCGCCACCACCGTAGATCACGTTTGATCCACCGGCGAGAACTTCACGAGCAACTTCGTCAATTGAAGCACCAGCGTTGTAACCAACGATGTTAGCGGCAGCCGAGTCAACGTCAAGGAAAGCAGTTCCACGCAACTTAGCGGTGGTGATAACGGCATTACCGTATTCGTTGAGGGTAACCGTGACCTGCGAATCGCTCAAAGCGGGAGCAGTAACGTCAGTGGTTTCCGACAAGGTGCTGGTAGCGGTAGCAAGATCGTTGAAGATCGTGAACGTTACGCCAGTACCAGGCATAGCCTGTTGCGTCGGTTGGACATCAGCAGCAGCGTCGAACAACAGTTCTGAACGAAGAGCGAAATAAGCCAGGCGATCAAACGCCACCTGGTCAACTGATAGGGAGGATGTTTCTGTATAAGCCATGAGATTTGCCTTTCGGGGCTAGTTTTGTTGGAGAGACCTTACTTCTTCCAGCAACATCTCAATCTCAGCTTGGCTAGTAGCCTTACTGATCCGAGTCACCATGTCCACAGGGGCTTCACCAACAGTGTTACCGGAAGCGGCCTGATTGGTTCTGTCCCAACCTTTAGCTTCCTGCGCTACCTGTGCAGCCTTAGTATCTTGGATAAGTCTCGCTTCGATCGCAGCGGCTCTAATAGCATCAGGGGAAAGTTCACCGTCATAAGCCTTCACGAAATACTTTGCCATCGGATCGGCAGAATCAACTCCTGCTCTTACGAAAGCTAGTTCACGTGCGGCGTTAGAGGCTTCGTCGGCCCTTGCCTTCAGTGCTGCGTTTTCAGATTCAAGCTGCTTCATGCGATCACGCAGAGGATTTCGGCCTGTTTCTTGTTCATCGAATTCGATGTCGCTGTCCATATGTACACTCCTTTGCCCAGAACCACCACGGAGGCATGGCGGTTCGCTGCTTACAACCCGAAGGTGTTCCTGCCTATTGGCATCGGATTAAGTGTAGCACATTATTTGCAGGATGCAAGTACCTATGCTAAAGCGGTTTGTCCTTGACCTTGCCCAGCGAAACCGCCACCACCCTGGAAAGCTGCGGTTCGTTCCGCTTGCTTCTTACGGAGGCGTTGAGCAGCAGCAGCGTCAGTAGCGAACACTGCCCCGATCTGTTCCTCCTGAGTCATACCGACACCTTGTTCGCCGGCGAGAGGGTTGAACAGTTCTTGCGCTTGAGCGATAGTCGCAAATCCTGCTTGTGCCTGCTGGGTAGTGACACCTTCAATGGCCAGTTGTTCTGCTTGTTGAGCAGTGATCTCTGCACCTGCCTGCCTGGTGGCCTGAGCCGAAATCTGTGAAGCCTGAGCCTGTCGAACAAGAATCGGGGTAGCTTTCACGGGGTCAAGAAAGTAGGCGGCCAACTGACTGTCGTCTACACCGTACAAACGTTTCATTTCGGCAATGACTTGCGGATCAGAGTTTTTGACAGCGTTGTATCCGTCATTGATACGAGTGTTTAGTTCTGATGGGGAAACATCACCTGCAATAAAAGCAGTGAAATCTTCGTTTGAATCATAGAAACCTGTTGGCAAACCTGCTGTGCGTAACAACTGGCGGTAAGTATTTTCTTGACCGATGTACGCTTCTTCTGAAAGAACGTTGAATCCTGCTCTACGGCGGGCTTCGTTGCCTGCAAATCGTTTGGCGTATTCAGCGGTTTCTTTAACACGACCATAAATGATGTCTGTGTTCAAGACGTTTTCTTTGAACACAAGATCGTTGACAAACCCTGACAATTCAGTAAGCCCGTATCGTGACAGTGTTTCAGCAATGATGTTATATGCCGACTGCTGACCTGAACCTGTATCGCTCATGTTATGCCTTTCCGAAAAGTCGAGCCAAATCGTTGGCTACACCGTATGCACGTGTTTGTGCCTCAGAGGTGAACTCGTAACCGAATGAACGGGTTTGGCGAAGATAGTCGCCCCATTCGTTGTAGTTCATGGGTCGTTGCTCACCCTTATCTGTCACGAATGTTACAGCCTTTGACCATTTGGGGTCAACGAAATCTATGTTCTCTGGGTTCATTTCAAGAATTTGTGCAGCGGTCTGCTTGTACGGGTCAACAATTTGTTTGTAGGTTTGTCCCGCATCGAGTTGTGCTGCGATACCAGGGAACAAAGATTTAGCCATTTGTAAAGCGTACTGTTGGAAAGAGTTTTGAGATTCTTGACCTGTAGCAACCTTGTTTACAAACTGGTTAAAAGTATCATCTGATAGTGATATACCGTAATCGGCTGCTGTCTGCCGTAATGTTTGGCCGATGTAACCGGATCGGAGTTGTGACACACCTGCGGTTGATTGCATTGCTTGTGAACCAATTGAGTTGGTGATGGTGGTTTCATCCCAACCTCCTCGCAGACTGTCTTTGGCTAGTTTTGCTACGGATGTGTCATCTAGTCGAATACCGAGGGTGAGTGCTTTTGCTTTGATTTGTGCGGCTTGGTTGTCAACTTTTTGTTGTGCTGAGGCAGGGTCAGATTGTTCTGATAAATCCCATGCTCGTGCTGAAGATGAGGTTGTTTTGAACCATGTTGTTTGTGATAGTTCGTACTGGAATTTTTCGTTTGACCAGTCGTTTGCTACAGCGTTTTGTAGAAGTGTTGCGACTTCGGGGATTGATTTTACGATGGCGTAGTAGCCACCGTATTGTTCTTGGGCGGCTTGTTCCCAGTCCGCTGGAATGACCGCTGGCGTACTGGGTTGCGTACCTGTTTGCGTACCTGTTTGCGTACCACCTGCCATACCACCACCAGTAGGGCTACTAGTAGCACCAGGTTTAGTTTGAGTACCACCAAAATTCAACCCTGGTGGGATATAGATACCGTTAACAACAGCACCACCATTAGACAACTTGCGGTCAGCACCACCTACATTTTGACCTGCTTTCCAAGTAGATAAAGCAGTTTCAGATAACTGTGGGCCTGTCTGTGCAGTAGTTGTTGTCTGAGCAGCAGTTGGTCGAGGCGAACGAGGAGCAGTAGGAGGAGCAAATGCACCACCAACACCAGGGGCAGTAGTAGTAGTAGTAGTAACTGGTGCAGAAACACCACTAGCAGGTGTCACACGAGCTTTATCATTAGAAATCTCCGGAGGGGCAACAGGCAAAACAGCAACGGGAGTACCCTCACCAAGCGAACCAATAGCATCCGTTAATTCTTTTTCTTTCTGCCTATAAACAACAAGCCAAGAATTCAAATTGTCCTGAGCAGAAGCAGTACCCTCACGCTTGACAGCATTTTCTAATTCTTTACGACGAGAAGAAACACTCTGTAACAACACTTGCAACTTCTCAGACTGACCTAACAACAGATCACGTTGAGCCGCAGCCTCAGCTTCAGTTTGCACTTCAGGAGGATTAATCTTAAAAACAAGATCATCGATCTTAGATTGCAAATCAGAAATAACTTTTTTATAACCAGTTTCAGTTAATAGTTTGCCATCAACCAAATATCGTTTATTAGCATCAGCTTTAATTTTTTCTATAGAAGCTAACTTTGCACGTGCTTGCTGAAGTTGATCTTCAAGACTACGGTTACTAGAAATTTTTGATGTAGCCATTACATACTTCCAATCGCATCAAACAACTTATTCATATAACCAAGATACTTATAACCCTGAGCCTCAGTCGGAGCAACCTGCTGGGCAAACGACTGAGCAGCAACATCAGCACCAGGAGTCTGCACAGCAACACCACCAGCAGTATTCTGATACGCCTTCTCCTGCGCCTGATAAGCAGTAACAAACTGATTAGCCTCATCATCAGTGAAAGATCGACCCAAAGTATTCTGAGCAACCTGTTTCGCAACAGCTTTCAAATCCTCCGGTGAAGTAACACGAGCAGTAATACCACCGCCACCACGACCAGACTTATTGTAATCAGGAACGTTCTGTTGCAACTCATTCAGCGCACGTTCCATCGTGATGCCACCAGCAGCCGCATACTCCAACAAGTTTTGGAACGCCGAAACATCACTATCGAACTTACCTGGAGTAGAAGGATGCAAACCCTTCTGATACAAAACTTGCAATACAACAGCACGATTAGCAGGCGACATCTGCGAATAAACAGCAGGAGCATCAACCTTCGGGTTATAAGTAAGAGGCTGACCAGTCGTAGGATCAGTCAAAATTTGTCGGTTAGTGCCAACAAGCCCTGGGCCGTAATACATTTTTGTACCACGTGAACCTTGCTGGACAGCACGACCAGGAAACCCAAACGACGAAACAGCAGAAGCAGTTATAGATGTAGGTACAGCAGTATCAGGGGCAAGACTGCCACCAGTAGACGTTCCAGTTGTTCCATCATCAGACATAATTCATCCTCACAAATCTAATTCATTGTACAACAAGCGGTCATACAACCGTTGAAACTCAGGGTATTTCAAAGTAAGCGTGTCAGCAAAAGCAGCAAGCCACTGACGCAAATCAGAAGTGTTCTTACCTGTAATACCAACATAGCCTCGACGTTGCGCTTCCGTAATCGCCTGATTCCGAGCATCAAAATATGCTTTCGCCGCTTCAGCAATAGGGTTACTGTCAAGTATCGGGTCATTAGCAGCTATCTCAACTTGTGAAATCAAACCAGGTATACGGTTAATATCAACAACCGATGTAGCAAAACCAGGTAACTGTGTTTTAAGTTTGTCACGATACTGACGCAACCATGCGTTCTGTTCCTCGGAAGGCTTTGGGCCTACCTCACGAGTGACCTGCCGATACATCGCTTTACCTACAAGTGCTTGCGATTCAGCAACAAGGTCTGACGGTTTCAACCGGTTACGACTTCCTGTTTCAATTTGACGCATATAAACCTGATAGTCAAAGTTTGATCCGACAGGAGCAAAATATCCTGCGACATCTTGGTAACGTGCCATCACGTCACCGTTAGCGGTTTCCCAGTTACCGAACGCTGTCGAAGCATCAAGGCCACCCGAAACAGCTTTAGTTTTACCTGTCATATACAGGAAAGCATCGTTGCCAAAAGTGTCTAGGAATCGTTGTACGGCAGTGTCATAGTTTTCTGCTTGGTATGAACGGAATGTTTTGGCTAGTTCGTTTGCCATAACATCACCATCTTTTGTAGTGATTTTGAATTCAACACTGGGGCGTGATGGCCCTAAGAATTGTCCGATTCCTTGTAATGCGAGAAGGATTCGTGCTTTATCTGTGGCATCTTCTTGGATGCGTTGTTGATCTGCGGGGTCAGCAAGGTTATATTCACCTGTTGTTGAGAGTGCTTTCATGGTGTCCATTGTGAGGTCACCTAATTTTCTTGCACTATCAGGATCGCCTGAAACTGCTTCGATTACTTTCTGCGCCCACGCTGGGATAATGGTCATTTCTGGTGCGCCATAAGGAGTGAGAAGTTTTCTCATCCAGTCCGTTTGAGGAATGTTAGGAATGATTTTGTCTGCGGCTATCTGAGCGAATGGGCCGACACCAGGAATAACTTGGAAACCCATGTTCAAAGATTTTGCTGGGGCAACAAATACAGGGTTGATTCCACCTAGTTGTGTTTGTAATGCTTGTCCCCCGATAGCACCACCGACACCACCAATGGCTGCGCCAGTTAAACCGCCACCTAACGCACCGGCAAAAGCTCCTGTTGCTGCTGTAATGAATGGTGAGAAATTGCTAGAGAATGGATAGTTGAAAACGTATTCGCCTGTTTGTGGGTCTTTGTAAAAGAACCCTTTACCGTTACCATCAGGATCAGCGTTCTTTAACCCTTGAATTGACACACCAACTTTACGTAAGTTTTGTGGGTCTTGTGTAAGCATTTTTGTCCATGACGACATTACTTCTGCCCATGCTGAACCGAATGGTGCAACGATACGGAAGATGTCTGCAAAGTTTGATTGTTCTGCGGCGTTGTAGAACAGGCGTTGTGTTTCGTCTAAAGCAAAACCTTTTGCTACGGCTGATATGTCACCGTAAGTAAATTTGCCTGTTGATGGGATTGATCCATCTGCTCTAGCAAATAATTCTTTAGCAAGTTTGTCATCGCCTACATATTTTGCTAACCAATTGTTATTAAATTTTTCCCCGTTTTGTGTTGCAATTTTTTCAAGATTGTCAAGCATTTTGCGAGCTTGGCCAGCCTCCAATTGAGGCAACATTTCTTTAACCTTCATATAATATTGCTGACGAAAAACAGGACTACGGTTCAAAAATGCTTCACCTCTAGGGTATAAAGCACCAAAAAATTTGTTGACAGTATTGTCGTAAGCCTTAATTAATTCATCACGGTTACCCTTACCTCGACCCATAGAAACCTTTTTAGGATCAATACGAGTACGAGTCTTAACTGTTTCAGGTAACTGATTAGCAGGGTCTCTAACAAGATTATAAATCTCATCAAGAAAAGATTGTTCGTAACCAATATTGACAGCACCCGCATTAGTGAACGCAGAAACTTTGTTACCAGCAGCATCAGTAAAATATCCTGTAGCAACGATGTCTTTCAACATTTGGTTGCCGCCTGTTTCGGCTTCAACACGTTTGCCAATATATTCTTCAATGAATTGGCGCATATTGCCTTCATGTATTACACCATCTGCATCAATGAAGTTAACTGTTGCAACAGATTGAGTGCCATCTGCTTGATTGGTCATTGAACGGTTAGACCAACGTGCCTGTAAAGATTTTGCGTATTCTTTTCCTTCATCAGTTTTAACCCAAGCAAGAATTTCTGTAGGGTCTAAACCTTCAGCCCATTTGCGGGCCAATTCGTCGTTAGACAACAAATGGATTTGATCGGCAACACCATAACCGTATCGAGTGTCATTTGATTTACGAACGATTTGCCAAGCACCAGTCTGTTTACCACGTGCTTCCAAAACAACAGGGTTCATCCGTTCACGAATTTGTACTTGTGTAGCATCAACAAGTTCCTGGTTACCGTTACGGATAAGAGTTTCAACATCTTCGTTAAATAAAACACCTTCAATGTCACCCTTAAACTTTTTGTATATAGCAGTTTGGATGAGTTCTAAAGGATGGAAAATACCTGTCTTAATACCAGGGGCTAACGATTGACGTAACAATGAATCGCTCATGTTACGCATTACATAGCCGCCGGTCATCAAAGTAAAAGGTTTCCAAAAATCATTTTGCATTGATTCAAGAAAAGAAAAAGGCAAACGAGATTTACCGTATTGCGTAGGATCAATTTTTAATACTGTTTCTTTGCCGAACAACATTCGCATAGGGCCAGTCATGCGGCGTACTCGTCGAGGGTCGGGCAACATCATTGAGTGACGCAACATCTCACTTTGCAAAGCCGCAGTATACAGTGGTGCATCACGGACAGTGCCATCAGTAGCATCTAATGCCATTGTCCCAAAAGTCGTAGGATCACCATGAGCATCAACAGCACCAAAATATGAGTAATCAGTAATCTCTTTATACGAAGCAATCAATTCCTTAGAAGCTTCTTCAGGGACACCCATAGATACAAGACTTGTGTTCAAAATTTCGTTGAATTCGTCAACCGTATTTTTCATATCATACGGATTGTTAATAAGACCACGAGTAAATTTATCTACAAGATCAACACGTGTCTTCTCATCAACTTTAACTAACTTCAAATAGTTATCAACATTGTCGACGGACTTAGTTATGTCTTGAATATTCCCGTCAGCAATAACAACATGCTGACCTGGCATACGAGCCATCCACTTTTGGATAGTTGACGAACGGCCAACAAGCCCATTCTTCACATCATCCCACCGACTGATATTGATATCAGCGGTATTCTGTAAACCACGTTGTAGACCTAAAGAGCCAGACAACATGTTTTGTACTTCAGCAGCAGATTTAGCGTCAGTTACATCACGCCAAAAAATAGCATCAGCTTTAGGGAAAAGTTGTTTAGCTTCAGCAATGCTTGTTATCTCAGTAATACGTTCAATAACTTTTCGACCAGACGTACTGTTAAGAAACCCAGAAACTTTATTAACATTGATAGCTGCTGATTCAAAATTTGTTAAGCCGGCGAGACTACGTAGACCTGCTTGTGATTCTAGGAAAGCAGCACCTTCTTTAACATATTTAACGCCAGGGATAGAAGGCACTGCAAGAGCAGCAGCAGCGTCAACAACACCTGAAAGAATGTTGTATTCACGAGAACCAGGTTGTGCTACAAAAGCAGCAGTACCACGACCCAATGTAAATGCTTTACCATCAATAGTGCCTCGATAATCTCTAGCTCGTTGTGCTTGGGCTTCCAATGCTTTACCACCCACAAACCAACCTGAACCAGCTTCTTCATCATTAGCAATCAAAGAACCAAGATCAGTAGAAATAAACCAGCCTTGCCCTGCGGCAGCACCATCTTGCAATTTAGTGCCAGGGATTTCTTGGTACAACTGTGAAGCAACGTTAGTAACAACTTGGGGAACAAAGTTCAAAGCCGAGAAAGTCCAGCGAGAAGCAGTTTTTAGTTTAGAGTTAATCCAACCCATCGGGCCTTTATCGCCACCACCAGATTGTTGAGAAACCTGGTCTTTAAGAAACTTGCTGTTTGCATCTTGAACAAGTTTGATACCTTGATCGTAAGACATCGAACCGTTAGCGACAGCTTGTGCAGTTGGTAACAAAACAGATGGATCAAGATCAGGAGCAACACGATAAAAATCGGCTGTAGTTTTTGCTAATACAGGAGAAGCGGTAGTCGCATACGATGTACGTTTCTGTTCTAAACCACTAAGTTCACCAAATATTTTTTGTTGCTCATCAAAAGTAAAATCGTTCAAATCAGTATCCCCGATTACCGTATTTAGAAATCATGTCGGCTAACCCATCATTAGGGAACATCCGATACAAGACACGCAACTGTTCCATAACATCGTCAACAGGGACAATGCGAGGCATAATCCCTGCTTGCATAGCGTTAGGGCCAGCACCAAAATCTGCTCCGGCGGTAATCGGTTCATTCGGTCGTTCAGTAGGTCGAGTTAAAGACTGTGCGCCAGGAACAGGTCGAGCAACTTGCTGTGCTTGTACATCAGATGGTGCAGAACCAGGAGACATTGCTTGTTGCGATGCAGCCTGCTGTGTAGCCTGCCCATAAGTTTGTCCCGTAAACGCAACCTTTTTAGTTGCAGGGTTACGCAAATCTGAACGGTTAGGGTAATCGGCCATTACATTCCACCACCAAGTTGAGCGAGCATACTCTGGATATCAGGAGGCCCAGCAGGTGCAGCGACAGGTTGTTCAGCCCCCATTCCTGGTGGTGCTAAACCTGGCATAGTTTCGGGTGCGCCTTGCGGGGCAGGAGCGGCTTGACGTTCTTTAGCGGCAGCATCAACTTCGGTGACAGCATCAAACAAAGATTTGTTTTCAACCATCACTTTTTTGACAAGCATCGCAAGATCGGCAGGCTGATATGGTGACTGCGGGCTAGCGGCCTGTTGCTGAATAGATGACAGCAACGCTGCTTCGACACCTTCACCGATAATGCGGTCGTGTTCCATGTCAGGATCGTTGATAAGCGGGTCGGCTTCACGGGCAGATTCTTTAGACATGAGACCTGTACCGACTCGTTGCCCGAGACCGATAATGAGGTTGTTGACATCTGAACCTGCTGCCGAGTATGCGACATAGTGGAAGTCTGTTTCCCACACTTTATTGGGAGTGTAATCAACTTTTCCTGATCCTGCTCGACCAGGTAGGAAGAACATTTTAGGTGTGTCGCCCCAATACGCTTTCTCAATAGCGATAGCGATTTTGTCTTCTTCAAGGATTGATGCGGCGAACACTTCTTGTGCTTCTTGGACACGGAAGTCAACGGTTGCTGACAGTACGTTTTCTCCTCGCCGGCCTGTACGGATGTTAGAACTTGATTCTCCGCCGAACTCTGCGGGGATAGAACCTTCAAGTCGTTCCTGTCGTTCCAAACGGTCTAGTGCGGTATCGGTTTTATAACCTGGGTTGACTTGTTGGATTTGGATGTCGCCACCCTTAACAACACCAAGCAAACCTGTCTTACCATCAGCGACCTGTAAGATTTCGGGGTTTTCACCTGGGCGAGCAACAAGGTACTCGTCAGGGAAAATGCCTCGTTCAATAGCAATTTCAGTGAGGGCTTGTAGTCTTGCTCGTGTGTAGAACATTCCCATGAGACCGTCAAATTGTCCGTGTGGGCGATCAAGAGTGATTCGTTGCGGGACAACACACAACGGCATACCGGTGCGGTTGACGATGCGTTCTAGTTCAATGAAGTCTAAACCTGAGCGTTCGTATTGTGTGAGTTGCGGGTTGTCTTCTGCACCGATGACACCGAGTACAAGTTCGTTTTCGTCAATGTATTCGATGATGGTGAACATCGTGTCGTATTCGACTTTGCCTAAACGCAGGCGGCCATCAACGAGACCGCCGTAGTTCATTACTAGCCATGAGTACGGTTTGCGGTATGTGAAGATGCAGTCGTTTGGGACAGGGTTGTCAGGATCGTCTGACGGGCAAGGGAAAGTATCCAGTGGGTTACGAACATGCCAGCGTGGGGTCAATGTTTTGAAGTCAGGCTTCAGAATGACTGGTGCTGATGCGTATGCGAGGAAGTGTCTGGCACGTCGACGCATCTTCATGTTCATGCGGTTCTGATCCCAAATGGACAGCATCGCTTTTTTACGAAGTCCTGCCATTTCTTTGGATCGTTCTGATCCTTCCCTAAATGGTGGGAAGTATGGGGATGGCATCGTTGACGACACCCGCATAGACATCTGATCCAAACCTTGAACCAGCAAGTTAGCGACAGAAGATTTAGCGTTGCGGTCTAACTCGTTAAGAGGAACAATAATGTCGCCGTTAGCTAGTTCTCGTACCTTTTGCATCTGTTGATGTACAGGGCCGAGCGAACGACGACGATGATTGTAGAGTGCAACTATTTCTTCAATTGATCGCATAGTTACCATTTCACCTTGTTAGCCCAATAAGCAGCAGACATTTTACCTTTAGCAATATTTGAGGCGTGACGAGCCTTAAACGATTCTCGTCGATTACGAGAAGCATCAGACTCGCCGGCTTTTGCTGGTGACCCTGACACACCTTGTTGGCCGAACCTAATAAGTTTTACCGTACTACCTTCTTTGGCTAGTACGGCATGCGACTTTTTTGGGTTTGACGGGGTGCGTTTAGGTTTGTTGTAGCCAGCAAACTTTTCGCCTCGATATTCAATTGACATGTGTCAGTTGTTACATTTTCTTCTTTGCCATTTTTGACTTAGCTGCCGAAGTAGTCATCTTAGAACTAGCAGACTTCTTAGCGGCGGCTTTAGCGGCCTTCATGCCAGCAGCTGTGTAAGGAAACTTTTTATTACCGACTTGTGGCACAGGAAATCCTTTGATAGTAGTTTCTCTAAATATACCACAGAAACCCTCTACAACCACGAAGGTCTCCATCTTTGTGCAGGCAAACGAGGCGCAGACAAACGTGGCGCATGAAGAAGTGTAAACCATAACGACATCGCAAGGTCAGTACCCTTCTTCTTATCCTTAGTCCACGAACATAACTCCTCAATCAAAGCCAAAGTTTTCCAGTTACCCGACAAAGTAGGTAGACGTAACGAACCTGACCGAACAATCGGAGGAATCAAAGCTTCCAACCCCAAGTTCTCATCCAACTTGTTTCGAGAAGTCGTATGCGGAATGATGTTTACCTGACGGGAAGCCTGCCAGCGACGCACAAAATCGTGTGCCAACAAGAAACGCTGGGCCGCATTAACCTCAACAATGATGTGAGTCACTGGGTAACCCATTTCGTCGGCTCGACACACCCAATCTTCAAGAATACCGGTGTACTCACCCGTCGCCATCTGCCAACCCAACAGTTCTTCGGCGGTTAGTTTCACTCTTTCAATGTCAACGACATGATATAACCCCAGGTCAGGTTGCACAATTGTCCAAATGACACCCCAAAACTGTGAAGGTGACGGGTCAACAGAGATAATTGACACCCACGGGGCAGATAATCCACGTTGAATGTTCCCAGGTTGCCTATCCCTGTCCAAACATCCAGGGTATTGCACCCCGTCAACACCCATGCCGCCAGTCAGCATGGTGCGTTCAACCAACTGGTAGTCCAAATCGATATCTTCTTGCTGATATACAACCCTGAATTTGGATGGCTGGTTGTATTTGATGAATGACAGGTCTTTCCACGGTAGACGTACCGGATCAAGTAGCGGGCCGTTCGGCCACGGTAACGATTTCTTAGAACGAGACCGTGTACCTGTATCAAATTCTTCGTAGTACGCCTTATAAATGATGTGGTGGTACTTCTGTTTTTTGACAGGTTCGATTAACTGTTCTTCGACAGTGGCATCTTCGCCTGACGCATCATCATCATCTTCAATGTCGTCATATGTGATCTTGTTGAGGCAGTGGGCGTACAAGTCTCCTGGGCCTAAACGCTGCCCGATTACAGCGACTAACCCACCTGGATCGCAACGAGCTTCAGCCATCGAATCCCACCGTTCCAGCAGTCGGTCACGAGAAGTGGACTCTTTGGCGTTCTCTGTAGACGCAACGTCGTCAAACAAACAGAGATCGGCACGATGGCCGATGAACTCTGAGTCGATACCGTAAGCCGAAACAGTTGGTTCTTTGTTTTCGAGCATGCCGATGTTGAGTTGTTCAACAATGAATTCTTCGGCTCGCCACAACGAACCGCTAGCGGTCGGTTTGAACCTGCCGTAATCGTGTGCCAAACATCCCTCAGCGTCAACCGCTAAACCTTTGCGTACAAGTTCAGGGTCAGCAATCAGACGGGTGGGGCGTTCAAGGGTTTCACGGATACGACGAGAATACATTTTGGCTAGCGTCTGCGAAATAGAACCGATCAGCACACGGATAGATCGGTTACGAACAATGCACCATACGGCAACGTCATGGAACAGGGTAGATTTACCCGCACCAGGGGGACAGTTCAAGACTAGGAATTCTTTTTCTTCAGATTCCAAATATTCCACGATGCGTAAAGCGGCTTCTACCTGCCACGGTGACGACACACGCCCTAAATACACTCGACGGAAATACTCAAAATCATCCCACCCTTGCTTTGCCCGTTCCGATAATCGGGCATACGGGATAACGGGAGGTAGTTCTGCGGTCTGATCTATTGTCGCCCGCAGTTCAGCAACTTTGTCACCGTTACGGTGCGCTTTAACACCCGATACTTTGACTTCAAGGTTAGCTGCCTGCAACTCTGCCTGCATCTTACGCCGTTTACTATCCCACTCTTGACCAGTGTTGTAATGAATACCAGCGATTTTGCAGGCTTCCTTGATAGTTATGCCGGCGGCACGAGCTTCCCAAAACCTGATCTTGTCTTCTGGCGTAATAAACTTACGGCCACTGTTCTTATTACCTGTCATGTCCAGCAAAACCCCGAATCGCATCCATCAGAACCAATCTCAGAATCAAACAAAGACGGGCCTGCTTCAGCAATCTGATCCGACAACCGCAACTTATTTAACGCACCCTTACGAGTTAAATAAACTTGCTTCTCAACACCACGAACAACATTCCTGTTTTGCAAATGATCTTCCAGTTGTTGCGCTTTTTCAAACAAGTCAGGTTGATCTCGGCGCAGTTCACGCCACGTAGTTTCCGAATGGAACGGGCAGAAATAACATGACGACTTAGGTGGAACAGGTAGACCTGCATCCCGAATAATTTGTGAACAAGCAGTCCGATCATGCCCCAAAAGCAACAACGGGTACTCTCGAATACTCACAGTTTCTTCTTTACCTCTGCCTGCACGTTCAATTTCATCAGTAGAAATACCTAGCAGAACAGTTGCTTTGTTCTTTTTTGATGCACCGTTTTCACGCAACCATCGGTTAATGACACGAACCTTAAAATCTGCTGTACATGCTCTACCCAGCGGGTTGCCTTTTTCACCGAATACAGGAATCAAAGTACGGTTAGAACCTTCTTTAGTGATCTCCTGGTACAGAGTTGTTTTCTGGCCATGACGAACGGGGTCGACAACGTGGACAGGGAAACCTCGTTCAGCAGCCCACGGCTGAATAACATCCCGAACATATGTCATAGTTTGCGGTAATTCTGAATCATCACCAACATTTGACATGACAGCAGCGTCAGCCTGAATAATGCCCTGGGCAGCCAAAACAATTAAAGCTGTTGACTGGACACCTCCACCGTATGAAATAACTCGAAGTGGTTTAACTGATGTTTCCATTAGTGATTCTCTCTCTCATTTTTGATACTGCTACAAAATAATCTGTGGCATAAATTTTAGGGGTATCAGGTAATTCGCTGAAAACAAACTCGTGAGTCAACGGGTTACCAGAAAAGTTGATTGTTACTTTACCGTATCGGCTTAACCAAGTCTCGCTAGGAATCATATTTTCCGATCATATACCTGCGAGACCCCCGCCCAGGAAAGGGGGTGAACTGGGCAGGGGTTCGCTATAGGTGATCGACTCGGAGAGAGAGTACAAGTCGACAAGAAATAGTATAGCGCACCAAACATCAAAATGTGTGATACATTTGTTGCAGAGAGAAAGAAGATTTTATGAGCATGGAAGCAATGGGGTATGTTTACCGACACTCACCCTATAAAGGTGCAGAGTTCGCAATCCACCTAGCGATAGCTGACAGCGTCAACGATCAGAACCACAACACGTTCTGGATGTCCATAGCGAAACTCGCAAACAAAAGTCGGGTCTCACGAAAGACAGCCTCTTTTGCTGTAAGCAAAATCGCCGTGGATGGTTTTTTGGTGTTAGAGAAAGAACGCCCAGGGGGAACAAACTTGTATCGTTTTGTGTTTGTCGATCAGCCTGTCGTGTACGAATCACGTACTACACCCCCAGGGTATAGTTATCCACAACCCGTAACGTCAGGTAACACCACCCGTAACGCTACGTTACACCACCCGCTACCTGAGGTAACACCACCCGTAACGTCAGGTAGCACTAACCCAATAGAACCCAAGAAGAAACCAAAAGAACCTCTCTCATCCAAATCATTCGATTTGGAATTTGATGAGTTCTGGGCGATCTACCCACGCAAAGAAGGCAAAGGAGTCTGCAAAAAGAAATTCAACAAAATCGCCCAAACAGTAGACCCCCAAACAATCATCAGCGCAGCCCACATCTACGCACTCCGACGCAAAAACGAAGACCCAAAATACACCGCCCACCCAATCACATGGCTCAACCAAGAACGATACCTCGACGAACCCAACCAACCTCTAGAGCAAAAAACACCCGAACAACCCAAACCCCCTGAACCATGCACAAACCCCGACTGCAACAACAGCTGGATTATGCTCCCCGACAACACCGTCACCAAATGCCAAACATGCAAAGGAAACTAAAATGAACACACCCAGAACACTCGTATGGTTCTCCGCCGGCGCAGCATCAGCAATCGCCGCCAAACTCACCATCGCCCAAAACCCACCCAACCTAGTAATCGCATACACCGACCCAGGATCAGAACACCCCGACAACCAAAGATTCCTAAACGACTGCGAAAAATGGTTCGGCCACCCCATCATCCGACTCAAATCCAAAAAATACGCCGACACCTGGGATGTCTTCGAAAAAGGCCGCTACCTAGTCTCCCCATACGGAGCAATGTGTACCGCAGAACTCAAAAAGAAAGTACGCCGAGACTTCCAGAAACCCGACGACATCCACGTATTCGGCTACACCAGCGAAGAACAACACCGAGCAGACCGCTTCAGAGAACAAAACATAGAAGTAGACCTACGCACCCCACTCATCGACTACAACCTCACCAAAGACGACTGCATCGCAATGGTACAAAGAGCAGGCATAGAACTCCCCGCAATGTACAAACTCGGCTACCGAAACAACAACTGCATCGGATGCGTCAAAGGCGGCATGGGCTACTGGAACAAAATCCGCCGAGACTTCCCCGA